TACTAACACATGGAGATAGACTCGGTGTACGAGGAGGTACTGGTATTGTCGGAATGCTTGGGCCTATTGCAAGAGGAGTTCAGAAGGTTAGATCAGAATATACTAGCGTTGGTAAGTCCATTGACTATGTTATCATGGGGCACTTCCACCAGTATATTTCTATCAAAGGAGCCATTGTAAATGGTTCCCTCAAAGGCTATGACGAGTACGCTATGAGTAATCGTTTCGCTTTTGAAACACCTAAACAGGCTTTATGGTTTACACACCCCCAACATGGTGTGACTTTCCAAGTTCCTATCATTGCAGAAGATGCACCGATTAAGAAACGAAAGAAAGAATGGCTTCAATGGGCGTCATAAATCCGATTCAAAGGGGGTTGCAACTGCCCCCTTTGTCTGATATAATGCAGCTTGGAGGTTATTATGAATGATAACAAATGGACAGAAGATCAACAGTTTGCTATGGGTATTGTAAAAATTGGTGGCGATGCTGTGAAAGAAGGAGAATCAAATGGTGACTCGAGCGCAAACGAAGAAAATGGTGGAGAATAAAATGGATTTAAAGAAAATGAAAAGACAAGGAAAAGGTAGCTATGGCAATCCTTTTTCAGCAGGATCTAGCACTGTAAAGAAAAAACCTAAGAAAAAATACGGTGCTCCAAAGAAAAAGAAAATGGGAATGCCAAAACGTAAAATAGCATAATGATTAAAATATTTTTAATGGTGGCGTTTATGTCATCGCCGCCATGGCCTTCTGTTAGAACACAATCGTATGTGTATGCAGATCAACCAACATGTCAACAAGCGGTAGCAGATTTTTTTAATTACTATGAATCCCAAAGTGAGTTCTATAAAAGCAACGTTGTAGTAGATGCACATTGTTTAGAGTTTGAATCATTTATGATACCGGGATTTGAGCCAATGAGTTATGGATCCTGATATGTGTCAAAATTGTGACCATGCGTGTCACTGTAGTAGTGGCGGTTCTTGCATGGGCGGTCAGTGTGAATGCGCTAACTGTGAACACAAATCAACTGAAGAAGAAAGAGTTTGGGATGGTGGGTATTGATGCATTGATGAATCTTGTGCAAGCAGTTAAAGAAGCTGTTGGTGCAGGCACTGATAGTCCGCAACAAGAAATAATAGATCTGTTAAAAGACAAAGGATATAGCGACAAAGCTATAGCTGGTATCTTAGGTAATATAGAGTTAGAAACTGGCGGAACATTTGATTATCAACAAAAAGAAAAAGGTAAAGGTGAAGGCTATGGTTTATTTCAGTTTGATCCGGGAGGTATGTTGCCTTACTACAATAAATACTTAGAAGAATCTGGCATGTCTGATTCAGCAGTAGCGCAAATAGATTTTATGGATAAAGTAGCAAAGGGTGAGATAACTTATTTTGATGGTGAAAGAGACGCACCAATATTAGGTGGTGGTAATGTTAATAAATTACAAGAGTCTTTTAACAAAGATAACGTAGCAGAAATAGCAAAAGATTTTAATAAACTTTTTGAAAAAGGAAAAATGGAAACAGAATATGGCAAAAGAGATGAGCTTGCTGAAAAAAATTACAGTCTGTATTTCTAATGAATGGAATGGTTAATAGCAATTATTACAGGAGCAATAGTCCGAGAGGGCATAACAGAAGCAACCCAAGTAACAAATGGAGGAGTTAATATGTTAGGAGGATTACCTGTAGAAATGATTACAATGCTTGGCTCAAGCATACTGGGTGGCGTAATGTCTATCTGGTCGCAGAGTATTAAAGCAAAACAAGATGAGCAAAAAATGTTATTGGCAAGAGCTGATAAACAGATGTCTTTCGTAGAGAAAGCAAGAACATATGAGAACAAAGGGTTTCAGTTTACCCGAAGGGTTATAGCTTTATCAGCGGTATTTGCTATAATTGTGTGGCCAAAAGTTGTACCAGTATTTTTTGATACAAGTGTTTGGATTACATGGACTGAGTTGTCAAGAGGATTTCTATTCTTGATAGAACAAAAAGAGGTGGTAATGGATAAAGAGTTTTTTGGAATAGTAATAACTCCTCTAGATACACACTTAATGTCAGCAATCGTAGGTTTGTATTTTGGAGGTAGCCTTGTTAAAAAATAGTTTATTAGTATTATTAATTGTATGTCTAACCACTGTAACCTTTGCAACAGATACCAACACGCAATCAAATCAAAGTGGTTCCAACACCAACATAACAGGAGGGTACACTGCGACAACGAATAACACCTACTCTGGGGGGCAAACGAACACCACGACCAATTCCACTACATCAACTACCAATGGGTCAGATATACCTCCACCATCAGCAAATAGCCCATCCTACTCGAGCATGTCTCAAGATGTTTGCTCAATGGGTATTAGCGGTTCTGTTAGCACTGGGGTCTTTGGCCTTTCTGGCGGCAAACATGTAGTTGACGAGAACTGTGAGCGAATTAAACTCGCAAAAGTTCTGCAAGATTTTGGTATGAAGGTGGCAAGTGTGGCAGTATTGTGTCAAGATCCACGAGTGTTTCAAGCAATGGAATCAGCAGGTACTCCGTGTCCGTTTGAAGGAAAGATTGGTAAAGAAGCGGCTGACTTATGGGCAACATATGTTGAGCTTCGACCAGACTATGAATGGCACATGAAGAAGATAGAATTAAAAGGCAAAGTTGATGCGGCTATAATGTTAGAAGAAGAAAAACAGAGGGCGGCAGAAGAAAAACAAAAAGAGATAAAGGAAACTTATGTTAAAAAAGAGTCTACTCATAATAGCACTCTGCCTCCTACCGCTCCACACCAGTAAAGCAGATACTACAGGAAACCTATTATCAAATTCTACGTTTGATGATGGATCGTTAACAGGTTGGACAACCAATGACTCTAGTCAATATCATGATGGTGTTGGTAATGAATGTTTGGGGGGCAGCATAGATTTTGATTCAAGTGGTTGCGGTACAAGCGGTTCCGTGGCGTTTGTGCATGAGGGTTATATCGAACAAACTGTTTCTCTGCAAGAAGACGGCGGCTTAACTAAACAAGAAATCAATCAAGGCTTTGAATCTACAGTATCCGCGGATGCGTGGTTCTGGGGTGGTTCTAATGATTCAGTTATTCTTAGACAAACTTTAGTAGATGATAACGGAAATGTTACAGTACAAACAAGAACGATTACAGGGTCAACAGATACGGTATACACTAACCAGTATGCTACATACACGGATAAAATAATTGTATCATCCAACACTCAAGAAGATTACGACATAACAGTTAGAGTTACGGGCACGGATGGCGGCGGAATTTCTGGTGGGCATAATGCCCCCGACCTCGATAACGTAACGTTAGATGTTACGTATCAACAGTATGTACCTGTTACCATTGAAGAAGAATTTGAAATAGAAGATGTTAAAATTAAATGGGAAGACGTTATAGATGATTTTGATACACAGTTTATCGTAGAAGATTATGAAGTTTCTTCTGCTTTCGAAGACGAAAGTTTTGAAGAAGTTGTAACGGAAGACTTTACAGAGTTTGAAGTTGCAGAAACAATGGAGGAACCAACCTATGAAGAAGAACTAGAAGAACCTGATAGTATAATGGAAGAGCCTAGCGGCGAAACATTTGACGAAGAACCAGAACCAAAAACTGAGGAGGTTCAAGATGAAGATACTATGGACGAATCTGGTGAGACAATGGAAGAAGAGCCAGCAAACGAAGGAAGCGCATCGGAGGTTGCTAAGAATGAAGATGAAGAAATGGAAGAAGGAGAATCCGATAGCGAAGACACTGAGGACACCGAGATACAAACTGCAGAGGGAAGCTCTGAAAAGAAAGTATCATCGACCGAGGCAAAAGCTAAACTCTCTGAAGATGTTGGAGGAACTTCAGTAAAATTACAGACAGTGGAAAAACAGTTATCGACGTTAGATAAATTGTTAATCCAACCAGAGTTAGATGAATATAAAGAGGTAGCTTTTTATAAAGCAAAAGATATTTACCTCAATAACAATGTAGAATTATTTGAGAATCAGATAGACTTGGGGGCATATAGTGTCTCTATATATACTAATGTCTCCCTATCTGATTATCAACTAAATGATCCTATGAAAATATTTAACA